GAGGACATCATGTCCTGTGGGCTTTAAGCTATGACAAAATAGCTACGGAACCGCTACTCCAGCGGTCCCAACCCGCTCGATCCAAAGGATCGAGTCCCAAAGGTAGAGCATCCCAGTTCGGGGACGCATACCACCTTAAACGGTATTTAGTGTCGCCCTTTGAGCGAACACTAAAAGAACCGTTCCGAAGTCCGCCTGCCAACGCGTAGAGGATAATCCCATCAGGATTGAAGGGCTTCCTCTTACCAAAACGCGGGCCTTTAATCGACCATTCTCGTACCTTGTACATGGTTGGCACGGGTTCCAATGCCTTATAGGCAAAGTGGTAGCCGTGATCATCACGCCTAGGTTTAACGAGATAGGACGGAACATGAAGGCCAGCCTCAGGTGACGAGCTTCTAGGGACAAATAGACGACGCACATACCTCAAAAGGTATCGTAAAGTGCGATTTATGTCTATATTGAGCCTAGCGCTCCAAAGCCTGAGACTGTTAATGGCGACGAAACGCGATGCTTCCGTTTCCAGACTTTTTATAAAGACCGGACGGATATTGGTGCCTAAAAGGAAGTCGACACCACAGCTCTCGCGAAATGGTCCTATGGAAAAGGACTTAGTAGCGTTCACACGGAACCCACACAGTTGTAAGAGACGAGACATGCAGTCATAGGCTTGTGCCTCAACTATAATGTCGTCCCCGAAGACTGAAAAGTTTCCGACATTGAACGCCTTTCCGCAGGCATAGGTCCTAGACATTGCTATATCTAGAACTTTATAGACTGCTTCGACTACACAGCAGAAGATTAACGTCTGCAAGGAGAAGGTAAAACCATTCCCCATCGACGAAACCATATGCATCTCTAGCTTACGCCCATCCGGAAGGACGGTCGTAGGACATCTGAAGAACTCCAGGATTTGGAGCACCTCACGTGGCAAGACGTCACGTAAGAACTTCAGTGAGATGGAATCCGATGCGGAACTAAGATCAATAGTCGCAAAACGACCAGTGATTGACCCTAGTCGACACATTTCTCGATTTACGTCCGGTTGGACGGCGAGATCTATGCCGAAACGCTCTTTCAAGCGCTTCTCCAACAAGTCTGAATAGGCTCGTTGGTACCACATGTTCAATGTGGGCTCGGTGCAAATGGTTCTACTGATGTCATTTGACTTCGGTACGAAACTTACCTTCGACTCACAGATGGTAGGGCCATGACCCCAGTGTAGGGTGCGAATAAACTCAGCACTTTTTCCACGGGGATTAGCACTAACATATCTTTGGTAAAGATCAAAGATAGAAGTCTTGGAACAAGTCAAGGGCGCCATGTAAAGCTTCGTATACATGTCGGTATCTTGACTCTTTACGTTCATCCCGGCTCCCAAGTCACCTCTAGAAGAGAGGTAATCGAGGTTACCAAAACAGACGCTCGAATGCGAGAAGACATCGTAGATTACCTCTTTCAAGGTACCTACCAGAATGTCGTCAAGCAAACTCCAAGACTCACGCGACCAAGACCACCGTTCACAGAGGCTATTAGCCTCTAAGAACTTGTCCAATGCTTTGGCATCCGCATCATCTTTAACATCTGTGATAAGCTTTTTAGCTAAACCACGAAGTTGAAAGACGGCAGCCCATTGCAAAGGATCCGAGTCAGGATAAATCGGGATCTCGCCGCCTAAGTAAGCGGAAATCTCCTGATCCCTGTCAAGGAAAGGTCTCAAATCGTCTATGAGCTGGTGATAAAGAGCTGTCGAACTAATACTAGCCACGATAGTCCCACCTCCAGGGCCGCTAAAAGCAAGCCCTTGGTATGAAAGTGTCAGGCTGGCGCAATTATTACATTACGCCAGAAACGACCGTGTCACCCAAGCCAGATGAAATCTGACTAAGTGCCCCGATCAACGCTGACAAAGCCGCACGGATACTCTCAGGGTCTTTCAACTCTGAGCCCGCAGGGACATCAAGCTGAAGGGTTGCGTTCATAGTGGCAAAGTAGCCACTTACGACCTCAACACCTTTTCGCACGATGAACTTGTGAGTGTTCCGCGGGGTAGAAGTAGGTTGTCCAGTAGTCTGACTCACCGCCGGCGCACCACGAGGATTCGTGGGGCCGACATAGGTGAGTGTAAACGGCTGGCCAACAGCGGAGGCTTCAACCCCCGTTTGCGTACCGCCTAATGCGGATACTGCATACTGCTTCCCTTTCACACCAGGAGGTGGCGTATCTGCCACTACGGTATACGTTGGACTGGTTAAACCAGTTTGTGCGCTTCCCGTGATATTCGACAATGAAATTGTCATGGGTAATCCCAAACATGTTGTACCTACCAATGGTAAGGAGTTGTTGATTAAAAAGGACCAAAAGAAAGTTTAGTCGCCAACATTTGAGCTGCTAAGGCACCCATATTAATCCACTTCGTTGAAGAAGTAGGTAACTGGATAGACGGAATGACCCAAAGGTCCTCTGTCGGATCCAATACGGTGCGCACCCAGTAGCTGGTGTTGTACGACATCTTACTCTTAGTACTGTCTAGGCTATCCACTTCGACACCGGCGCCTATAAGCGCGGCCCGCGTTCGAGACTTATCCATTTCAGCCGAAGCTTCATAACGACGCTTCGTCCTAGTGGTTAAGACAAGAACCTTAAGGCCAGACTTTAAGACGCCAGCCGCTGACAAACAATCGCCAATATTGACGAAGTAGTCAGCCACAAAGGACAATGGAAGCAGGTTCCAGGCTGTTGGAATCCAATCGCGAGGGGAAATCCCCAAGCGAGTGTCAAACCTCACTGGTTGTAAGACCTGCGTGTCCACATACCCTATCATGCGGCCCGTAACTTTCCTAAAAGGATTGCTATCGGTCCACACGTGCCAGAAATTTCCTGGCCGATAGTACTGTGTGCCCCACCCTAAATCGACAACGCTGTCGTCTACTTTCGCCATGACTTGCGTCATGGGGTGTAGACCTGCAGCATCGTCGAACAAGTCATTGTACGCCTGACCGGCGTCTCCAATGTCTTGAATGAGTGGTTTCCACTGGTATCTATACTCTAGGTATGTCCCGCTGATGATTTTGTTTAGGGCACG